TGCAACAGAAAATTCAGGATTTGATACAACTCCGGAAACTGTTGAATTTAGAATTTGGCACCGTGCTGCTACATCTGAAACAGTAGTTCGTTCTTCAGTAATAACAGAGTCAGGATTGTCAGCTTCGTCATATGAATTTTCCATTAAAGAATCACTACCAGGACAGCAGGAGTTAGAAACAACTAGACCTGTATCTTTTACTACAGCCGGAAATGCTGCTGATGCACAAGTAGTTGCAGCCGCAGTCAACGCTGCCGGTTTTGCTCAAATTGAAGCAGACGTTACAGAAGACAACGAGGTTATAATTTATCATAAATCCGGCGGCGATTTTAGACTTACAAACGGAACAGGCGATCCCTTAAACAACTTATTCACAGCATTTAATGTTGATGATGCTACCGGCACAGTGAATTTGTATACTGCCCCAGCGGGTTCAGGAGATACATTCTTAGCATCAAATTGGATGCCACTGGCTGTTAGAAGCTTTGCTGCTTCACCTGATCAGCCATTAAATGAACCAGTTGACGGACAACTATGGTACAATCCTTCGTTTGGTGAAGTTGACATAATGGTTCATGATGGAAATACCTGGGTTGGTTATAGAACAGAATTTCCTGATACAGACCCAGCAGGTCCTCAAGTCAGTGCCAGCGAGCCAACAAGTCAAAGCGACGGTGTAACAGCATTAGCAAATAATGATCTATGGATCAGTACAGCTGATTTAGAAAACTTTCCAACAATTTATCGCTGGAACGGCGACACATTAGAGTGGGAATTGTTAGATAAAACAGACCAAACCACAGAAGACGGTGTGCTTTTTGCAGATGCAAGATACGGGGCTGCTGGACAAAATGTTGCTACTACAATTAGAACATTGCTAACTTCAGACTTCTTAGATCCAGATGCTCCAGACCCGGATTTATATCCAAGAGGTATGCTACTCTGGAACACACGCCGCAGTGGCGGAAATGTCAAACGATATGTTGATAACTATATCAACATAAACGAAGATAATCCTAGACTAGGCAATGCTGCAATGACTAGTTACGATACAGATCGTTGGGTCACTGCAAGTCCAAACAATGAAGACGGTTCGGGATCTTTTGGACGCAAAGCTCAACGCAGTGTTGTTGTTCAGGCAATGAAGAGTGTAGTTGACACTAGCGAAGAAATTAGAGACGAAGAGCGTCGCAACTTTAATTTAATTGCTGCTCCTGGTTATCCAGAACTTTTAAGCAATTTAGTTAACTTAAACATTGACAGAGGTGTAACAGCATTTGTTGTTGGAGACACTCCGATGCGTTTACGCAGTGATGCTACTACGCTTACCGAATGGGGCACAAACGCCAACGGAGCGTTTGACAACGGCGACGACGGCCTAGTAACTTTTGACGAGTATGCTGGAATTTACTATCCAAATGGATTCACAACAGACCTAAGCGGAGCAAATGTTGTTGTACCAGCAAGTCATATGATGCTTCGTACAATTGCGCTGAGTGATCAAGTTAGTTATCCTTGGTTTGCACCAGCAGGGACACGTCGAGGCGGTATTACTAACGCAACATCGGTTGGTTTTATTGATAGTGAAACTGGAGAATTCCAGACTGTTGCTTTAAATAATGGTCAACGAGATACCCTCTACGATTTAAAGATCAATCCTATTCCATTCTTTGTTGGAGTTGGTCACGTTGCTTATGGTCAAAAAACACTAGCAAGAAACGCCAGTGCATTGGATCGAATTAACGTGGCTAGATTAGTAGTGTATCTACGTAGTCAATTAAACAGACTAGCGCGTCCTTATATTTTCGAACCAAATGATAAAATCACAAGAGACGAAATCAAAGGTGCAGTTGAAAGCTTGCTATTAGAACTAGTTGGTCTAAGAGCATTGTTTGATTTTGCAGTAGTATGTGACGAGTCTAACAATACGCCAGCTAGAATCGATCGTAATGAACTTTATGTTGATATTGCAATCGAACCAGTCAAGGCTGTAGAATTCATCTACATCCCACTGCGCATCCAGAACACAGGAGAGATTTAAAATGGCATTAACATCACTAAACAGAATTTCAGTACCGCCAGCAGGGGCGAACAGTAACACAAACCTGTTGATGCCAAAACTCAAGTATCGGTTCAGGCTAATACTTTTAGGGTTTGGCGTTGAAGCCAGCACTGAATTAACAAAACAAGTTTCGGACATTACTCGTCCTAATGTAAGTTTTGAAGAAATGGAAATCCCAATTTATAACTCCAAGGTATTCTTGGCTGGTAAGCATACTTGGGAAACCATTACTATCAACCTAAGAGACGATGCCAGCGGCAACGTTACTAAATTAGTTGGACAGCAGATTCAGAAGCAGTTTGACTTTTTAGAACAGGCAAGTGCTAGAAGTGGTATTGATTACAAGTTCCAAGCAAACATCGAAGTACTTGATGGCGGTAATGGCGGCATCGAAGCAACAGTTCTCGAAAAATGGGAACTGTATGGTTGCTTTGTAACTTCCGCTGATTATGGTGACTTGAACTATGGAACTAGCGAACCCGCTACAGTAGCAATGACAATTCGTTATGATAATGCTGTTCAGTTTAAAGGCGATAACGGAACCGGCGTTGATCGCGGTGTTGGTGCTGTAGTTGGCAGGACTATCGGCGAGTCAGTAACTGGAGGTAACGGTACAGGATTGTAATAACTGTATTGGTTTAAAAACCCGGAAATTCCGGGTTTTTTTACGGCATAAATATTTGTATGGCAAATAAGTTTACAAGATTTCTAACTAGTGTCGGCGAAGGTTTATTGAATCCTAACGGAGTTCAGGCTGATTATTCGCACGCATCGCGTCTGTTTGTTGAAGATACTTACAGGCTAAGTCCACGGACTAAATTTTTATTCTATGTACAATTTGAATTAGATAAGTCTGTTATAAGTTCTTTAGATTTTCAGCAAAAACATGCCGAGGAAGTTGGATATCTAATTAAATCGACAGACCTGCCAAAGTTTAAATTTGATACGGTTACTAAAAATCAATATAATAGAAAAAAAATATTCTATAGTAATTTCAGTTATGAACCACTGAGATTGATGTTTCATGACGACAGCAATGGTGTAATAAATGCGTTATATGCACTTTATATGAGTAGCTATATTCAAGATCGTCTTAATCCAATTGCAGCATTTAGTAATACAAAATACAGACCGCCCGGCACTAGTTTAGATGGTTTTAGATACGGACTTGACAAACAAGGTAGAACTACCGATTTTATCAAGTCGATTAATTTATACACTATGAGCCGTAGGAGATTTCTGGGATATACACTAATCAATCCCAAAATCACTCAATGGGATCATGGTACTGGAGATTATGCAGAAGTAGCGTTTAACGATAATACAATGCAAGTAGAGTACGAATCTATAGTATATTCCTCGGGCATTGTTGAAAGAGATAATCCAAAAGGATTTGCAAATTTGTATTATGATACACTACCAAGTCCTTTAGCAGTCGCAGGTGGCGGCGTGTCGAATTTACTCGGAAGCGGTGGTGTATTAGACGGTCTCGAATCAGTATTCGGGGATGTTGCTAGTGGATCAGCATTTGACTTAACTAACGGCGGCGCACTGCGAGCAGCAATCGCAGCAGTTAATACTGCTAGAAATGCCAGTAACTTATCTGCGTCATCTATCGCTAGAGAAGCTGTAAATTTAATCAATAGTCCAGCAGCGTTGAGAAATACAGTTAACAGTGTCAGCGGTTTGATCGGAACCACTTTTCCAAAGAACTCAAGTACAACTACAACAACTGCAACACAGAAGTCTGTTGTTGCTAATACACCCGATGCACCTGCAACTACAACCTCATCTGCTCCAGTTGCAGAATCATTTCCTGTTGCACCACCATCGAATCCTACATTTACTCCTTTATAAATTATGCAAACTAACCTACCCAGTCCAAATAAAGACGATAGCGCACTAGGCACCAGACTGTATTTTAACAAGTACGGTACACGCCCAATTGAACTATTAGCCAATGATGTCTCGGCCACTGTGGGATTTTTTGAATCCAAGGGATTTGATGCTGATGCTGCGCTTACTACAGCATCAGTCATACTTGATCAAGCCAAAGCAGACGGAGTCCCAGTGTATCAACTGTTAGATACTTTAAAAACTTTTGATCAAGTCAGTTTAAGTGGATTAGTTGCAGAAATTCTCAACAACAATAGGCCTTCGTCGTCATCTCTAGGATATAGAGATCCTACATCAACAGCCAGTACAGAAATTAGAAATATTGCAACATAATGGCTAAGTTTGCGCAAGGTAGATTTACGATGAAAAATCCCGACAAGTATGTAGGAAAACGTACTCCGTTGTCTCGCAGCAGTTGGGAATTTGTATTCATGCGTATGTTAGACGAGCATCCGGGAGTGCAAAGTTGGGCCAGCGAAAGTATACAAATCCCTTATAGAGATCCTCTAACTGGGAAACACACTATATACGTTCCAGATTTTTTCATTGTATATGTTGATAAGAACGGAAAGAAGAATGCCGAAGTAGTCGAGGTAAAGCCAGAGAATCAAACACGATTAGAAAGCGTGGGCAAAAGTCGTTATAACCAAGAACAATATGTTAAAAATATGGCGAAATGGGAAGCTGCTGGCAAATGGTGCAAACAACAAGGGGTTAAATTTCGAGTCATTAACGAAGACGATATTTTTCACCAAGGCAAAAAAAGAAGATAAGTAACAATATGACTAAGAAATTAGAAGAAATTTTTAATCTAGACGAATCAGAGAAAAAATCCGTTCCTGCAAAACCAGTGCCAGAGGAAGTTAAAAGTATTGATGATACGTATCGTGCAGTTGAAGATATGACTAGAGATCTTCCTGCAATAAAAGAACTGAATAATCTTGACGAACTAGAATTAGATCATTTAGCTAAAAAAGCAGAAGAAGCTTATGATAACCTCATGGATCTAGGCATGAATGTTGAAGTTCGATACAGCAGTAGATTGTTTGAAGTTGCTAGTTCGATGATGAAAAATGCAATTGATGCTAAAACAGCAAAAATTGATAAAAAACTCAAAGCTGTTGATTTGCAATTAAAGAAATATAAGATTGACAAAGATGCTAACGAAGATCCTAATAATGTAATGAACGGTGAAGGCTACGTGATTACTGATCGAAACGATTTACTTAAAAAATTAAATCAAAAAAACTAAATACTACTATGAAAACTTTTAAAGAATATCTCACCGAGAGCAAAAAAGTCTATAACTTTAAAGTTAAAGTTGCAGGTGAGATTCCTGAAAACTTTGAAACAGATCTAAAGTCTAGAATGGAAAAGTACAAAGTTGTTACTCTCAACAAAATGAAAACAACCCCAGTACAAAAAGTTCCTTTAGACTTTCCCGAACTCACTAACAAAGAAGTCACAGTGTACGAAGTTATTTTAGAATATCCCGTAACTGGTCCTGAATTAGTTAAAGAAATTAAAGACATGGGATTAATGGAAACATGTTTTAGAGTAAGAGGAAGTGAAGAGCCTGGCGAGATCGATCAATTGTCCTTAGATAAGGAACAGTCCGACGAAGCACTGTTAGATGAAACAGATATGGATAAAGGCAACAGCAAAATTAAACATAAAGACTACTTTGGTGATGAATTTAATAAAGGATTCCTTAAAGATTTATCTAAAGCGGCAAAAGAACGCAGTAAAGAAGAGGGCAAAGGCGAGTACAAACTTCCTAGCGCCAAAGAAGACAAAGTAGGTAAAAAAAGTGCAATAGGGAGTCAATAATGGATTATAATAAATTACTACAACGTTTAGCAGAAATAGATCAACCAACAAACGAAGCATGTGGAGAGGCAGCACCAATGACTCCGCCGGCTGAATCAACCCCTCCACCATCAATGAGTGTTAATCTCAATGCTCAAGGCATGGACAACATCGAACAGATGATGAAGTTAATGACAGCGGTTAACCCCGATATGATTAATCCTAAACCAATGGCAGCAGAACCTGCTCCAATGATTAAATTACCTGTTGATGTGGACGGCGAAGAAGACGGTGAACTTGACGGCGACAAGAATGAAATAGCACCGTTGGCAGCAGTAGGTGCAGGGCTGGGTCGCGCAGCCGCAGGTGCTATGGGTGCAGGTAGCATTGGCAAAGCAGCAGGCAGCATTGCCGGAAAAATGGCAGGAAATGCAGCAACAGACATGTTGTCAGGGGATGACGATGTTGAAAGCCGTGAAGAGTATGCCAACGAGCCTGATGAAGAACAAAAAGATATTGATTATATCACAAATAAAGTTGCAGGAGGCATGAACAAGCCAAAAGGCACTTATCCTAAAGTGGCAACAGGCGATAACCCCATGCAAAAAACCACTCGTATGGAAGGTGACGAACTACGTGCATCTATCCGTGCAGAACTACAACAGCGTTTAGCAGAAGCTAAAGGAGCAA